AATATGTCTTGTTGTGCATCGAAAAACTGCAAAAGGGTTTGGTAGTTTTCTTCACCAATCTTATTTCTAAATTCTTCTTCCCCTAATTGTTCTCTAATACTTTTTAAGACCATTTCTTGAACTAATTGGGTTGCCTTACCTGCATTTAATAATTGCTCATTTACCTTAATTAACTCATCTCCAATTTGTACCACGAAGTCGGTACCTGTTGCTTGGGCTTGAATAAAACCAGTTACAATATCACCATAAACATCTCTAAATTCTTGTGCTGACTTAATTTCGTCCTCAGGTATAACAATACCACCAATAAGATTTCTTAATTGATTTCCAATGGTGTCAGCTTCTTTTGCGGTTGTTCCCAATATACCAAATCTTTCCTCCAATAATTGGTTTTGTTCTTCAATCAATTTATTTGCCTCATCCAATACCTTTGCTTCAACTTCCTCCTCAAATGTCAATTTACCAAATGCATTTGCGGTAGCTTGAATCCTTCTTGCGTATTCGGCAAGGGCTTTATTCAACTCGTCTTGTTTTTCTTTGTTTTTGTCTTTTAAGTCAGTATTTTCCCCAGTCCTTTTATTTATGCGGGCAAGTATTTCATTTTGCTCATCTAAGGTCTTTTGATATAATGACTGAGTGGTATTACTTTCTTTTGTAGATTGACTATTATCATCATTTGCTCTGGTATTTAATTCAAGTTCTCCAGTTTGTTCGTTTGTAACAATTATAAGATTTTTTCTTGCCTGTTCTTGTTTTTCATACTCTTCAAGTGTTCCTGTAAATCCCCCTGCTACCGCTTGATTATATAGTTTTATTAATTCATAATTTGCCTGTAATTGTTGTGCCGCTCTTTCAGCTGCCTCTTGTGCTAATTGTTCTTGAATTTTTATCTTTTCTTGCTCAACCAATATTTCTTCCAACGCCTTCAATCTGGCATTTAATAATACCAATCTTGATTGGTCTGCTATTGCTTGATTTAACCTTTCCGTATTAACGGCTTCATCAAGGGTATAACCCGCAAGTTCAGGGACTAACTTTTGTAATTCTTTATATGCTTCAATCCTCTCACCATATGGTTTCTTACCATCCTTAATAATCTTGGTTAATGCGTTTGTTTTAACTGTAAATGATACCGTTGAGGTTTCAGCATCTTTTAAGTTTTGATTTAATTTATCAAAGGTGTCATTTGTTTCTTCTGTTTCTTTGTTGAATATATTTAACCTTGATATTAACTCAGTCAATGCAATAACGGCAAGTCCAATACCCGTTGCAGCAAGGGCTAATCTAAATGCTCTTAATAAACCTGTTGATGTCCCCACAACCGCATTATATGCCGTCTGTGCAACGGTTAATATTTTGGTTTGGGCAATGGCTATTTTTTCACTTGAATTTCTTAATAAGATTCTTGCTTGTAGTGCCCCTTCCAATAATTGTCTTACACCCAAGGCAATATTAACTGCCTCCAATGCCTGTCGTTCCAACCTTTCAATTTCCTCGATTGACTTGGCATCAGCACCAAAGGTACGGGCTGCTGAACCAGCGATTAAGAATGCCCCTGATACGGCTTCAACAGCTCCTGCAAGGGCAGATAATTTCTGTTCCGTATCAATACCTTCAAATTCTTTTTCAACATCTTTAAACTCACTTTTAAGGGTGTTTAACGCCCTTGCGGTTTCCTTATACTCTTTCGTTCCAAAATCAAGTCCTTTGAGTTCTTCTGATAATTTTTCAATTTCAGATTCCAACTCATTTATATTCTTGATTACCTTCTCCCCACCTTGTGAGTTGATTTTAATGTTAAGTGCGATTGTTTTTGCCATATCTATAAATATTAGTAAGTGGTTATGGTTGCATATATATTACCTGATGCGGGGAAATAGTTGTATGCTTGAACTAAATAACCCACACCTGATGATGGTTGAGCAATGTCTGTTTGACCCAGTGAGCAATCACCAGGTGATGTTCCAAGACATAATCTAAGATTATTAAATGAACCACCCACAACATTAACCCATGTAATAGTGAATGTGTATATATTAAAACCTGATGGTACTTGAACCGTTCCTGAACCTACTGAGGTTTGATATAAGTATTGTGTTGTACCTTGATATACCGTTAATGATAATGAGTTGATATTCGTATCATATGGTGATGCTAAGTTATTGTTTATATACCAAGACAGAGTATTTGTCGGTGTTGGTGTTGGTGTAGGTCTTGGAGTGTTCTGTGATACATAATCAGGTGCCACGGGGTCTGATATTTCTTGTGTCTTATATGGTTCTTTTAAAAACTCACATTCAACCAATGACTTATCGGTTATATCCCCATCATTTATTGAATATAATCTCCATCTTGAATTTAAGAAATAAACAGAATCATTAAAATCAATCTTTGATACATCCTCAGGGGTTAATATGAAATTCCCCTTGAATATTCTTGCTTCATCTGAATATAAAAGGTCAAGGTAGGGTTTATACCAGTATCGGTATAGATTGTTTGGTGTATAACCCTTAAAATCGGTATTATCCATAAAGAAGTCATAGGTGGGGTCAAAGTTTAAATCAGAGAAAGGAACATCATCTTCTTCTGTTAATTGAGATAAATGACTTATAACAGGATATGTGTCGTGTCCCACCGATGTTGTACCAGATAAGATAAAATATTCGGCATTATCATTATTTGTTGTACCAGTATAGAAATATTGTTTTCCACAATAGAATCCCAACCTTAATCCTAAGGACATCGGTGTTTGTCGTGGGTCTGTATTTGGTTCTCCCAATCTATATAACTCAGGGATAATCATTGTTGAACCTGATGCTATTGAATCTGTTGGTAGGGGTTCAAACTTGAATTTAAGTTGTTGTGTCCCCGATAATAGGTCTGATTGTTTTTCAAAGAATTTCTCACCAAATATCTCGTTAAACTGATTGATGAAATAATCATTCAATATATCATCTGCTTCTGAATAAGTTAAATGTAATATTCTTTGCAAGTCAAAATCTAATGGGGTGATTTCATATGGGGAATTGTAATCCAACTTATCACTCCAATCATAAGTTGTACCACTGGCTGAACTTAAATAATTCGTCCATGGCTCAATTAAAAATGAGTTCTCACCATTTGGTATTACCACAAGGTTAAAAACCCCAATAACATCCTTAAAAAAGTCCAAGGCACTAATATTACAAGGTAGGTTGTCCTCCCAATATACATCACCAAGATTTGGAACAACATTTGGTGAATTATATAACTCCCAAAATGCTCCATCTGTACCAGTTCTAAATCCTAATTTATTGTAAGGGTCACCACCTGTTGTTTGTCTTCTAAACATAACTGCCACCCTTTGTCCTTTGGTAAGGGATGCGTTTAAAAAGAATATCTTTCTTGTGGCTGAACCAACGGGTATTGGAACTCCCGATTGGATTGATTCAATACTACCTGTGTCAATATCTCTAATGGCAACATCAATATATGTGGGAGCATATGCTGTTCCTGCAATAAAGATTTCTTGCTCAATATGAAATTGATAATTTCCTGTAATCGGTACGATGAACCAGTTATTACCCGTACCTGGTCCTGTTGCGGGGTATCCACTCTCGTTAAATTGGTCTAAATAATCATATTCAATGGTGTTATACACAAAGTAATTCCATGCATCCACTGGATTTGGTGCATCATAAAAATAATTTGTTCCCTCATATGTTGCCAAAAATACATTTTGATTTTCAGGTCGGTCTCCAATAACCGCTGTACCCATACCTGAATTATTTCCTGCTAATACAAATATGGATTGAAAATAGTCGGTATTGAAAAATTGACTATCATATCTAAACCCTGCTTCTTCAAAGATTAAATCAATCATATATCTTAGATTTAACCACGGCTTAAATTGGTCTATGGTGATTGGTTCGCTTTGGTTGGTAAAGTTTGTACCACCCACTCCAAATGTACCATAAGATAAATCAGGGTCATAACCTGTATTTGCAATGGGGTATAATACATTTCCTGTTATACCAGAATAGTTTGAATATGTCCCACCAGTAAATTCCCATGTGGTGACAATATTGTCATAAGTTAATTCATGTTGCACATCTTCATAATTCAACTGACAAATATTAAAGTTTTGTAATACTGACGAAAAGGGTGCTACCTCTTGAACTATATAAACCTCATATTGTGTCCCCTGTGGTTCAACAATAATCTTATTCAATCTCATCTTTCCTCTAAACACATCATTACCTCCCGATTGAATTACACAGTTGGTTTGAAGTTTGTTATTGAAGTCAGTTGCATTTACATTAAATGCTGAACGGAAGAACCTCTCATTATTGTCCGTTGAGGGGATTAGAAAGGTTTTGGTGAATGATGTCTTCCTTTGGGTAATATCCTCCACCTCTTCAATAGATTTATTCACAGAGATTGTTAAATCACTTGGAACATCAAGATTTCTCCATTGTCCCGCATCAATATCATATGCCAATAATTGAACCATTAGTTATGTTGTCTTAATTCTTTATATCCTCCGTTATATTTAAGGATTAACTCAATTTGTCCTGGTCTCTTTGGATTTGGTATTACCACCTCAGTATTGGTTGGAATGATTGGTTCAATATCACCATCAGGGTAAATAATATACACTCTTGGTGACCTTGATAATTCTTCACTTAACCAAATTGCATCTGCTTTTGAAATATAACCACTTCTTAATATACCTGATTTTGATTGAGGGTTATTCCATACCTTATTGGTGTAGTTCCAACCGTAGTAAGTGTTTTCGTGCCATCCATCAACATAAAGTTCAGGTGCTTCTGTATAAGTTTGTCTATTGACATTATAACCCAAGTCCTCAGCCCCTTTGAATGTGAAATAATCATATGTTCCCAACTTATTCTCAAACATCAATCTAATATTGGTTGTGCTACATTCCTCAGGGAAATAATAATAGAACCATTCTGATATTTGTTCTGCATCAAGACAATCCCCTTCACTTGGTATTTCACCACCACAAGGACATACCGCAAATGCTGATGCATAATCTGCGTAGAATGTGGTTATATTTGATGAAATAAATCCACCACCACCTAAGGTTACAATTTCATATACCTCATTATTATAACAGAAGAATTGACCGATGGTTGCTCCCGTTGTGTTGTTAAAGTGAGCATATGTTGTATCATCACATCTGTTTAATGCAATGAAATTACTACCCACAGCTGGTGGGGTTGATGATGGTGTTGGTGTAGGAGTTGGAGTAGGTGCATCACATTCACATCTTCCAACTATCACAAACACCACATCTATAAAATTAGAATATGGAAAAGTACAACTTTCAATCTGTACATAACTTGTTGATGGTATAGAAATGACTGTCGTTGAACCACCAGGACAAGGTTCATAAAATACATCAACCGAAAACTCATATGGGTTATAAATGTCATAAACAGTACAATCACAAAAAGGAACTGTTGGTGATGGTGTAGGGGTTGGTTGAGGTGTTGATGATGGAGTTGGTAATGGTGGTTCTGTTGCCTTCTCCAAACATACTCTATAATACTTTGTTGAACTTGGATATAATATTCCATGCTCATCTAAGTTGGCTGGTCCCGTTCCAACATATGAAATATATTTCTTTTGGTAATCAACAAAGACTGGTAGAATTGATGTACCACCAGAACAATTTAATCTCCAACCACAATTATCTATGGTGTTGTAAGTCCTTGCTGAACTAACCAAATTATCATTAACATCATAAAATTCAAATCTTGCTGAAAATATTGCTTCTGATACTTGACCTAACCCTCCCTCTGATATTAACTGGTCGTCAATTAAGGTGGGATTTAATCCCGCCAGTGTTGCATATTCTCCATCTTGAATATATTGTACTCTTGGTGAATTGGTTAAGTATCTGTGAGTATCCCACGGCTCAGGGGTTGTTGGTAATGAGGTATTAAGATAAAATACACTTGAATTGAAATACTTTCCATCAAACCATTCCTTAACACCATTGAATATGTATTTCTCATCTCTACCCCAACTTACAGCAGGGTCTCCAACATTTCCATTACCATCATAAATTAAAGTATCCCCATTTTCTGTTGTTGCATATTCTTCACCCACATATACTCTAAAATTGGTAATGTCTTCATTTAACCAACCCCATTTACAAGTGTTAATCGGGGTATTACCCGTACAACCCATATTGATTGGATTTGAGTTGGTGTAGTTTCTAATTATTTCACTTATATCACATTGACCCCAACTGTTGTTCTGTGGGGTTATTTTTAATCTTGATATAAAAGCATTGTCGGCATAAATATCAACAACATATCTGTATTTGTAATATGCGGTCTGTGCAGTACTGCTGAACTGTATAACACTATTCCCATATGCGGGTTGGTATTTTCTTGGGGTTGATAATAATGTAATCATAGTATTTCTAAATTCTCGTTGTTTAAGAATATAATTCTGTTTAATATATCCTGTATATCTTCAAGACCAGGAACTCTTTCAATCTCACCCGATGCAACAAGTTCATCATAATAGTCCTCAAATATCTTTTCAACATCAGGGGTTGCAAGTCCCAATATATCTACTGGTCCAATACCCCTTCTCTGTATTGACCTTGATATTACAAAGGTTAATCCCTTCTGTTCTGTTTCACTTAATGCTGAAAAACCTGGTATTTTTATCCTTGCCCAATCTCTTATGTTTTTTGGATTTACTGATGGGTACTTACCAGGCCATTTGCCAGGTCTTCTCCCTTCTGCAAAAAGAATATCAACACCATAATCCTCCATTGTGATTACAACTTCATATTCCCCAAAATCGGGGTTTAATTCAACTCTGTAATCTATGGAGTTTTTTAATCTACCTGAGGCATTAACTTTATAATTACCCAATGATTGACCTCTATAATCATATCGGGGTCTTGGCTTGTCTATTTCTTGTTTTAAGAAATTGACTGTGAATTCACCCATTCTTTTTAATAATTCCTCTTCCATTATAGACAATAACTACCTTCTACTCTAAATGTTATTTGTGCTTCAACACCTGCCATCACCTTTGTAAATCGGTCAAGGAACGGGGTGAATTGAACTGGTGTTTGAATAAAGAACGAATAATCCTGTAATTGATTAATATAGTATTGAATAAAGTCCTGCAATAAAAGATGGGATTCTTCCAATACGCTCAACTGATTTATCTCCTCATCGTCCAACTGGTCGGCAATGATTATGTTAAATTGAAAATCGGTATAGGTGTCATTGATGGTTGATGGTAAGGGTATAACATGCAATATGGGGAAATTCAACGGTTCGTTGTTTCTTCCCACATCTGATAATCTACCCCAAGTGAAAGTTTTGATGATGGGGTGTTGTTGAACGAATGCCTCAAAGGAATCTATTATTTGTTTGAAATTATTCATATCTCGTTGTATTATGTATAAATATTTTTTATTTAACTAATCATCTCTTTCTCATCTTCTCAATCTCTCTCTTTTCTTTTCTTGCCTTATCAACTCTGTAAGAAAGATATTGTAATGCCTCGTCTTTATCTAACTTTAATACCTCCTTCATCTTCAAGGGGTCTTCATTTGTAAGTACCATAAAGGTCTGATAATAAAAGTTCATCATATCGGACAACTTTTCCTCATATGTCCTTTCATCAGGTTCTACGGGGTCTCCCTCCTCTATTGGTTCTCCATAGATGTTAGTGTATCTTCTACGAGTAGATGATTGTACTTGGTTAAAAAAAAAACGCCAGCAAGAACATCCTTCAATAGTATATCACCCATTTCCTTACTTCTTTCAACACACTCATCATAATCATATTCAACCAATGTTCTTTCATTTGTCATCTTATCATATTTGGTTGTGGGTCTGTATAATATTGCTGCGATGTGCTTGAAATTAAGGGGTCTCATTGACAATAAACTTTCCAAATCAACCCATTCACCATATGACATCTTTGAGGGATTTACAAGTCCTAATATCTCCTTTCCTGTAAAGATTAAGGGTCTTAACTCCCCCTTCTGTGTTTCATTTGATACATAGGTGTTTAAGACCTTTGCAACGAAGTTTATCTGTTGCATGGTTGCTTGTCTTATCTTCTGTTGAGGTATTCCCGTAATAAGGGAAATGAACTCATCATTCTCAGGGTTCTTATTGTTCTTTAATGTCTCATACATATCAAGGGTAATCCCCTTTAATTCATAATCTTTGTTTGCTAGTTGTACCTTCATCATAAAAAGTGATATTGTGGTTTTGGTTTATTAGACATCTCCATCGCATATCTAATCGCATCTATTCCGTGATTGTATTTGTCCTCAGGGGTGTCTAATATATTTCCGTCTTTATTTTTCTTCCATTTATAGTTTTTAAACTCATCTAAAATATTAGTTGATTTCTTATCTATATAAACCTTATGTCTTTTGATAAGGTCTATACCATGTAATATGGTATTTTTCTTTACTGGCTTTGCATTTATCCCCGACCTCTTTAAATCTTCAATAATCTCAGGTCTTGCTGAATCACACCATATTTCATCAGTGGGGTCAATATCCATCTGTTGTATCTTATAAATAATATCATTTGCAGTTAATCCCCTTTGGTATAATAATTCTTTTACATAGATATTATCATCAATCTTTCTTATTTCAACAAATGCTGTTGGGTCGTTGTATCCCCAGTCAAGTCCCCTGAATATGTTTTTGGTTTGGGGTATTTCATCTGTTTCATAATATTTGGTAAATACACTATTGGTTGCAATACCCCTCTCACCTAATCCAAAGACCCTCCACAGGTTTTCATCTTTATCTTGGAGTGATTCTATTTCCTTAATAATTTCCTTCGTTAGAAAGGGATTTTCCTTGTAGGTTGATTTATGAAAAAATACATCTTCTTCTGTTTCAATCAGGTCGTAGATATAAGAATATAAATCTGAGGGGTTGTAATCCATTATGATTGTATGTGTTGTTCTTATGGCTAATTGCACATATTCATCTCTTGTTATTTCATTTGCTTCGTTGATAAATAAAATATTTCTCTTCCTCCCCCTTAACTTCTGTTCTTCATCTGTACTAAACCATTCTATAACTGAACCATTATCTAATGTGTAATATCCTTCTTGTTTTTTCCAGTTGGAGGGATTGTATAGTGCCAGCGTTTCTAAAATTTCTTTAAGGTCTTGTAGGACTGAACCCTTTAACGCTGGTAGGGTTTTTCTGACGATTGAGAGGGTTATATTTGGTGTTTGGAGTAGATGTATCACCAACCATAAGATAATGTTGTAGGTCTTACCAGAACGAGCCGAACCCTGAAATAAAAGTAATCTCTTATCTTTGTTTTCTTCTAATTTCTCAAATATCTCTGTGGTTTGTATTTTCATAACTTTTCCAACATTTTATCAAACCATAGGTCAAGGTCGTAGTATCTACTTTTACTATCAACCTCCATATACTCACCTATTCCGTGATATTCATTTTTACCACCGCCAAACTCACCATAACCACTAACCTTACTTTTTGCTCTGTGACCCTTATTTGGTTTTATACCATCGTTCAACATATCATCACAGACAAGTAGGTTGGGGGTAAATCTACCACCAGTATCATTAGTAGTAAAACCATCGTGTTCGTATCCAGCATCACCACCAAAAATAGATGTTGCCTTTTTACCCCCACCAACCTTTTCATCAACAAAAGGTATTCTACAATCTCCAATCCAACTAACACCTTTGGAATATCTCATAAGTCCAACTTTGTCTGTGTGTCCTTTATTTCCATCTTAAAAAACTTGATAAGGTCTTCCCTTGATACACTCAACCTCTCCTCAATAATATCCATATACTCTTTTTCCCTTTCAATACCAATAAAGTTTCTGTTGATAAGTTTGGAAGCCACACCAGTTGTCCCACTACCCAAGAAGGGGTCTAATACCCAATCCCCTTCTCTTGTAAATAAGGTGATGATATAAGACATCAGTTTTACGGGTTTAGTGGTGGGGTGTGAGTTTCTTTTTGGTTGTGTGAGCCATCTTTCGTGTCCTGGTGATGTTTTTGTATAGTCCTCACTTGTTGTTCTACTTTGTGGAGACAACCAAGCCCTTTGTTTAAGAGGTATATTATCACTCAGTCCCAAATCCTTTTCCTTCTTTGCTGGTTTCGGCACTTGAATAAATGGATAAGTCATTTTGATATTATCGGGTAGTGCTTCAAAGTTTAATACATTATCAATATAAGATTTTTGTCCGTGTGGTTTCATACCAATAATGATATGTTCCACAGCTGGCTTAAACTGCGCTCCGATTTTTGACCCCTCGTATTTCTTTAACCACTCTGGTTTTATGAACTTTCCGTTTTCTGTTCTATTTAATGTAATTTCTTTACCCTTGTAGGTAATGTTGATGCTTTCCTTCATAATGTATTTCTTTATGGCATTTATCACAAACACAAACACCATTATCCAAGTCAATAACTAACTCGGGGTATTTATGTCTTGGTTTTATGTGGTGTGCCCTTAAATCACCACTTTTATTATTTCCACAGATTTTACATCTGTATCCATCTCTTTTGTAAATTGATTTTCTCCACTCTTTATATCCCTCATATAAGTTGTCTCTACTTTTAGTTTCAGTAATACCTCCTTGCCAATTTGGGTGATTTTCCCCACTCATAAGTGTTGAATAATGTTGAGCCATACAATCCCGACCACAATAGGGTCTATCACTATATGCTGGTGATACTAACTCAACTTTTCCACAAGTTATACAAGTCCTTTCTACTCGTTGATTATTGTGTGCTATTTTTCCAGTATTGGTTTCTATGCTTCTTTTATTACCCAATATTAAACCACATTTTTTGGAACAACACTCTCTTTGTTGAAACTTACCAAGTCGTTCTTTACTACCACTTGGATAAACCTTTCTAACAAGGGGAGTATCACATATTACACATTTTCTATTCATATCACAAATATACAACTTTATTCCCACTCTACATTATCATATCCAAGTTTTTTTAACTCTGTTTCTAACCCTTTTGTTATTTGTTTAACGGGGTCCGACGCTTTCGGAAATCCGGTATGATAAGTCCATAGTATAGGACTGAACGACATATCAAAGCCTGCGTCCTCCAAGTCCTTAATCATTCTGTATAATACATCACTACGAGGTGAGGACATAACCGCAATAAATGAACCAGGTTTCAATACTCTATAACACTCCGTCCAAATGTCTTTTGGTGGTAATACTTTATCCCACCCCTTATTCATAAAGGATATTCCATACGGGGGGTCTGTTGCCAGTAAATCTACTGAATTGTCTTTTAATTCTTTTAATCTTTCGGCACTATCACCGACCATTAAATGTTGTTCCATCTTCTTCATTCTTATTTGGTTTTATTATTTCTATTTTTATTTCATTATCCGTGTTAATGGCTTCTCCGTTGGTTGTGATATCTGTTCTATCAACCCACCCTGAATCCCTGAACTGGTTTTGAACCATGTATTTCCATAAATTGGTATTTAACCTTTGGGAGTTCTCATTTTGAAATGAATCAACAACCTTATTCACCCACCATACTTCGGCAAGTTCCATGCACTTTTTAATTACCTTATTGAACTTTGGGTCTCGGTCAATTATCTTGTATAGAGTGTCTCTGTGGATTCCTAATTCAATTGCGTAATACATTTTACCTTTTCCTTGTTTTGCAACCTCATATAACCTTTCTTCCCAGTCCTCAGGGAATATTCCTCTTTCTACCAATAGTTCTGATGTATATGCTTTCCTTCCCATTACTTTAACCAATTTAATATTTGTTCCTCAGTACCATATACCTTGAACTGCTCGTAGTACAAACCCTCAACCTGACCTTGTTCCACATCGTTTAATTGTTCCCATGTTCTTCCATTGAGCAATCTTAATGCTCTTCTCTTTTGATTATTTTTACAATTACATCCGCCCATATCACTTCTTAGATTGACTTATACATACAGAGTATCTTTGTTTATTATCGGGGAACTCAGCAATCATTTTTGCATCTGACATGCATCTTGAAATGAACTGGTCTTTGCTTTCACTTGGTCTTCTTTCAACTAACGGCATTATATCTTTTTTTTAATATGTTTATTGCGTTGGTGATGATTTCACATTGCTCATAATCTTCATCAACTTCAAGTATTTCTTTCTTTTCGTTTAATCCCCTTATCAAGATTTTAATTGCATCTTCCTTTGGGACAACTTTGGATAATTTATCCATTTCAATATCAAGTAGGGATAAAACATATCTATTCACATATATTTTATCCTCATCTGTTAATTCAAAGTATTTTGATATTTCAATATTATCCATAACTATAAATATATCAGTTTTTGTTTTTTCAAATTAAAAAACCCCCAG